TTGGAAGTAAGATACCTTGCTAGTTGTTAGTTAACAAGGTCGTCCCGGATATTATTCATAATATTCAAGATTAATCCCCTCTCTTTGTGAAGGATCCCTAGAAATAGGCTTTATCAATAAGAGCTTTAAACTAACAAACAATAATTCAAACACATGAAAATACAATTTATTATATTATCATGGTTGGCATATTGGTGGTTTCCATCAATTAAACAATCAGAAGATGCAATCCAAGAACTTTACATAAAAGTAGAGTTATGGGAAGCTACAAAAGGAAAACTTTGGGTGATTTCTCACCTAAAGGAAATGAAACTGCTTTATACAAGACACCTATGTGGTGACCCGATAAAGGTAAGTAAACATTTAATTGGAATTCGATCAGATGGATTGCCAAAAGGCTTTCCAGTGATGAACTCAATTTTCCTTAGCGATACTAATGATTCTGTAAGATTTATTCTTACATTATTATCAATTTCTCGTACCATTAAAGCCTGGAAGGAAGTTGATCATTCATCTATAACAGATGAATATAAAGGTCAACCCTTTAATGAAAGAAAATTAAATTCTTTTATTAAAATGTTTCTAAAAGATTTTAATATTAAACCATTCAATATAGAATGGTCAATAAAAAACTTTTATTATTCCATAAAATCAGGTCCTAATGGTTTAGCAACATGGACGTCTGTTATAGACTCCACATTGATCTCCGATCAATTAATGGACCATTTGAAAGTACTTTCGTGGCCCCTTTGGTGGGAAGCAGTAAACTGGAAACGAATGGATTTAGACCACATATGGCCTAAAATAAATTCTAAATTGAAACGAAAATCCCTTGTTAAAACAACAAGAAGACTTTCTATTATCAAGGATCCAGATGGGAAATCCAGAGTAATTGCTATATTAGATTATTGGACACAGTCTTATTTAAGACTTGTCCATGATAAAGTATTCAAAATCTTGAGACAATTGCCTCAAGATAGAACCTTTAATCAAAATCCAAATGTAGAATTTTCTGGACCTTACTACTCTTTCGATTTAAGTTCTGCCACTGATAGATTCCCATTATTCTTTCAAAAAAGAGTAATGAGATATCTATTAGGAAGTAACTACAAATCTACATCTTGGGCGTCACTACTAGTTGACGAACCTTTCCTAGATGAAAAGGGAGAAAACTACATTAAATATAATGTAGGACAACCGATGGGAGCATATAGCTCCTGGGCTGTCTTCTCACTATCACATCACATCCTGGTACAATATGCAGCTTACCAAGTAGGTAAGTATCCAACAAAAGATTATATTCTTTTGGGGGATGATATTGTAATAGGGGGTGATGATCTAGCTAAGTCTTATAAAACTATTATTA